AATTGAAAATTGAAAATGCGAATTAAAGAAAAAATCGTAAAGTTTTTTGCATCCGGGCTTATACAGGAGGAAGTTGAAAAGGGGATAAAGGCGGCCCGGATGGCCCTGCCTATTACGGCCAATTACGACCCGCATGGTGAGGGCTACCGGCCATTGACGGCCGACGGGCAGCAGAGGCGGGATCTTACGGCAATCAGCCAGGACAGGATGTTTGAGATCGCCTATTTTATGTGGGATAACTCGGCCATGCTGAAGGGCATGGCCGATATGGATAAGAGCTTTTTGTTTGCGGAGCCGATCACGGTGGTCTCGGAGGATGAGGCCGTCCAGGAGATCATCGATGCATTCTGGGATGATCCGGCCAATAAAATGGCCTTAAAATTCCCGAACAAGATCATGTGGCTGGGTAATCTGGGGGAACAATGCTGGCCCGTGGATGTGAATGAGCACAATGGGCACGTGCAGCTTGCCTATGTGGACCCCGCGCATATCAAGGAGATATACCTCAATCCGGGCAATATCGAGGAGCTATTACAGGTAGAGCTCAGGGGCAGAGCGGGAGGCATCGGCAGAAAGATGGAGATAATCAGGGAGGACTGGAGCGATATGTATGCCGGAAGCTTTGGAAAGCTTATGGGTGAGTGTTTCTTTTTTACCATCAACAATCCGCCCAATTCCCCGAGGGGCCGCTCCGATTTCCTTACTTTGTTCGACTGGATCGACGGGCTGGAGCGTTATGGCTTTAATTACCTGGAGCGGGCAGAGTTCCTGTTAAATTTTATTTGGGACGTGACACTTAATGGAATGGATGACAATCAAATCAGGGAATGGCTTCAGAATAATCCCGTACCGCAGCCCGGGGCAATACGTGCGCATAATGAAAACGCCACATGGAAAGCAGAGTCTCCGAATCTAAACGCTGCGGACGTGACCAAAGGTTACGACATGGCCAAATCCTTCATTATGGGCGCGGCCAGAAGGCCGGCATCCTGGTTTGGCGGGGGCGGCAAGGCATACCAGACAGAGGCGGAGTTATTGGGCCAGGTGCCGATCAAGGATCTGAGCGAGAGGCAGCTTTTCGCGAAGAACATCCTCCAAGACGTAATAAGGTTTGCGATAGACCAGGCCGTGATCCACAAACGGCTCCCGGAGAAAAGGGCTCAGGCCGGCTTTACCGTCAATATGCCCGAGATATCGGAGAAGGATTTTAGCCAATTGATTAATGGCGTACCGCAATTAGCTACGGCTTTGACTGTGGCGGAGCAAAATGGCTGGATCTCTAGGGAGACGGCTACCAGGTTGTTTGCATTTGTGGCCGGGCAGCTGGGCTTTGAGGTGGATGCGGAGAAGGAGCTTGAGGCGGCGAGGAAGCGGCCGGAGCCGGGGACGGAAGACTACCTGAAAGAGCATAGCGCATAGAGCATGGAGCATGGCGTCAAGAAAAGAGAGGATATTTCAGGGGAAGGTAAAGCAGCTGATCAAGAATGCGGAGCGGCTGGAGGATGCCGAGGTTAAGAAGATTATCCGGCTGTTGAATAATGCACGAAAAGAGGTGGCTGCCACGGTGGCATCAACGGACTGGCAGGCATATTATCTGCCGCAGATGAAGAGTGCGGTTGAGCGGGCGATGCAGGAATTCGGGGCCCAGTATGGCATGGATCTGAGGGAGGCTCAGCGCAGCTTCTGGGAGCAAGGGATTGATAGGGTGGATTTGCCGATCAGGGAGATCGGTATCTATACGGCGATCCCGGAAATCGATACCACTGCCCTCTCTATTTTGCAGGGTTTTTCTGCGGACCTGGTGGATGGTCTGACCAAGGATGCAATCAAGAAGATCAACCAGGAGCTAACCCTGGGGATAATGGGCCAGAAATCGCCCTATGAGGTGATGGGGGCGGTTGGGCGGAATTTGAAGGATAAGTCGGTTTTCAAGAGCATTGCGGCCAGGGCAGAGACTATCGTCAGGACCGAAGCGGGCAGGGTGCTGGAAACGGCCGGCCAGGCAAGAAAGGAATCGGCTGCGAAGGTTGTGCCGGGGCTCATGAAGGAGTGGTATTACGGGCATTCGCCCAAGTTCCCCAGGCTGGATCATATGATAGCTGCCGGGCAAAAGCGAAAGGTGAGCGAGCCTTACAATGTGGGCGGTGAGGAGCTGATGTACCCGAAGGATCCACGGGGATCAGCAAAGAATACGATTAATTGCGGCTGAGCGAGTATACCTTATCATCCCAGGTGGGATGATGTTGGTGATCAAATCGTAACTTAGCCACGAATAACACGAATAACACGAATAAGAAAAATAATTATTTGTGAAAATTCGTGAAAATTCGTGGCCAAATGGAGGTAAGAAAATGGCAGAAAGAGATGCGGATGGGAAGTTTGCGGGTAAGGACAAGGACAGGAAAGAGGAAAATTTTAAGGCCAGGGAGAGGGACCTAGACGAACGCCTAGTGTGGCTGGATAACAGGGAGAAGGACCTGGAGAAGCCTGCGAGGCATACGGGATCGACAAAAAGCATGTGTTGGACAGCAATTTTTATCCGGAGACCGGCGAGGCTGTGATAGTGACCAACGGCGGCGCTAAGGTGCGGTTCAAGAAGGGCGATGAGGTCGAGAAGCTGGCCCCTGAGAGGGTGGATGGAATATCGCGGAAAAAGCCCCGGTATGTGGCGGGGAAGAAAAAGAAATAGGCCACAGATACACGCAGATAAACACAGATTTTTAATTTCTTGATCCGCGGTTATCTGCGTAAATCCGCGGCCAAAGGAGTTGATTATGCCAAAAAAAACAAAAGACAAGGATATCCCGTCTGACAGATCCAGGGCGGACGTGAGCCTGGATGATGTGCGGGATATGATTTATAACGCGCTCCAGGAGCGTGATCAGGAGACATATCTCAACCAGGTGTACGGCTCGTATCTCATTTATGAGAAAGACGCCAGGTTCTACCGGCTGCCCTATTCCATCCTGGAAGGCGATGTGCAGCTGGGCAATGAGCCCGTGGAGGTGGAGCGCGTGTGGGTTGAGACCCGGAGCCAGCAGGATGAAGGAGATGAAGATCTCACTATATTGATGCGCATGGAGGGCGCGAGGGACCCTGAGGGAAAGGTCTGGGATGTGACTATCTGCGAGCCGGGATTCACGAAGAACGGCTGGTATCTGCCGGAAGAGCCGCTCAAAACCGGTGGCCCTGAGATGTTTGAAGGGGCGGATGTGAATATCTATGAGCTACCAGGCAAAGGCGCCACACATCTTCAGGAGCCATTACTAGATGTGAAATCGCTGCTCGTGAAAAACAAGGCAGGCTCGCTTTCAGATGTGCATTTTCAGACAGGCAAAGGGCTTAAGGGGGTGCATACCTTCCTCGACTCATCGATCTGGCTGGGAAGGAACATGTTGGATGCCGGAAAGAGAGGAAGCGCGAGTTATGGCTTGTCCTATGATGCGCCTGTTTTAGCAAAACGAGCACAGGTTGAAGGCAAAAATGTTATCAAGCTTTTACGATTTCGCACCGAGCATAAAGATCATTGCTCAGTGGATATGGTTACCCGCCCGGCGGCGGGGGGGAAGTTTAACAGGGCTATTGCATCGCAGATGGCCCACAATACAAAGGGGGATATTATGAACAAAGAAGAACTGTGGAACATGATCTCCGAGAAGCGGCCTGATCTGCTCGAAGGAAAGACGCTTGAGAAGATTACGGATGAGGAGGTCACTGCGCTTGCGCGCATGGCAATGGAGCCCCTCGCGCCTTCTGAAGATGGCGGGGCGGGAGGGACCGGCGGGGCGGGAGGAGATCCGGCCGGGCATGATAAAAATAAAGACCTGGCTACCAAAGACGAGCTAAAAAAGTTTAGGTGCGAGATGGCCCTGGATAAGGCCCTGGCCGGGAGCGATCTGCCGGATCATGCACAGGTTAGAATCCGGGCAACATTCTCGGATCGGGTATTTGAGCAGCCAGAGATCGATAAGGTCATCGCGGATGAGAAGGACTACCTGGCCAAGCTGGCACCCAAGCCCGAGGGTGATCCTGTTCCGGCTTCACGGATTACCGGCGGGCTGGGCAGCCTGGAGCGGGCACAGATGGCAGTCGACCGGCTGTTCGGGCTGGGGAAAGAAGATGTGGAGTCCTTCGCCCGCATGGAGACCCTGGATCATCAACCGTTTTTCACGGAGCGAGTAGGCGCTGGGGGCTTCCATGTACGGAGCGTGCAAGATCTCGGGGATTATGACAGTATCCCGGCTTTCCGGAACCTGAGAGAGATGTACACGTTTTTCACGGGCGATCCCGAGGTGATGGGGTTCTTTAACCGGAAGCGGCGGACTACGATGAGATCAGTGCAGTGACCGATGAGGAATCCACTTACACGCTGGGCCAGAAGGGAAACCTGCTCACCATTACGAGAAAGACCATCATCAATGATGATCTCTCGATTATTGGGCGCCTGGTAAACGCTATCGGCAGGGCCGCGCGGAGAACACACGGCCAGTACGTGTGGGATATGTATATCGACAATGACAATTGCACGGACGCAACCGCGGTCTTCACATCCGGGCACGGTAATCTGGGCGCCACGGCGCTTTCACATACCACGGCGCTTGCGGCGTGGAAGGCCCTGGCCGATATGACGGAGAAGGACTCTGGCAAGTACCTAGGGCTCCTGGATGGCGCGGATGTAGTTGTGAACCTGATCGGCCCGCCGGCCATCAAGGAGCTGATCGGGAGGATAGAGAAGGAGGAGTTCTATTACTCTACAAACGATCTTACTAACAAGCTGCCCAACTCACTTTTTGGACAAGTGAAAGGGCACATCCTTAGCCTGCTGAGCGCGGATGCGAATGACTGGCTCATGTTGCTGCCGCCCGAGATCACCGAGCTGGTCGAAATGGGCTACCTGAACGGCCGGGAGGAGCCTGAGATGTTTGTGGCCGATTCCCCGCAGAGCGAGCAGGTATTCGTGGCCGATAAGATCAGGCACAAGATACGCCATGAGTATGCAGGCACGCCGATCGATTACCGCGGTGCATATAAGGCGGAAGTGGCGTAGGACATCTGGAAATAGAAAATAGAAAATAGAAAATAGAAAATAAACAATAATAAAGGGGGTTTTATCATGAGAAGATTTTTAAAGACAGAGTTGGTGGCTCTGGTGGCTCTATTCCTGGTCGTGGCTATGATGCCGCAGGCAGGCCAGGCCGCTGCGTACTGGAAAAAGAAATATGAGCGGTTTTCGGCCACGGCGGCGGTAACGCTGGCCACCGGAGATGTGGTTTGTCTGGCAGATTCAGATAGCAAGGCATATAAAGCCGATGCGAATGATTCCAACAAAAGGCCTGCCGTTGGTATTATTGATAAAGGAGGTGCTGCAAATAAAACAGTTGAGATAGTGCCTCGCGGCATCCTGGCAGGGCAGACAGCAGCCAGCCCGGGTGTTAGATTATTTTTATCAGAAACGCCCGGGACAATCACGATAACCGGCCCGACAAATGCACAGACATTAGGCTTTGTGCTGCCCGGAACAGCGGCCAGTAGCACCACTTATTTTATTAGCGTGGTGATTCCAGCGAGCGCCGGGGCGGGATATTAAGAGCCACGAATCCACACGAATAGCAGGAATAAAAAAATAATTATTAGTGAAATTGGTGGCCGGATTAAATGGATTTTAGATGAGGACTGACAGGCTCATAATTCTGGGGGTTTTGCTGCTGATATCCTTTTTTGTGATCCCGGTCAGCGGCATGCCTTTCAGACTCTCGCGGGAGATCCTGGCTATATGGATGGGTGTGGGCCTGGTTATAGTTTTTACGCCGAATTGGTGGCTGAGGGGATTGATTGGACTGGCCCTTGTACATCTGATAATCAATCCGGCCAGCATTGCATATTGGCATATGATGCTTTTGTGCGCATTTTGCGCGATCTACGCAGTCGTTCAGAAAATGGACAAGCAATGGATAGAATGGCTTCTTATGGCCGTTTGCCTGGTTTCAGCAGTGCAGGCTGTATTGATATTTATACAGTTTGCGGGGATTTGGAAGATAGCCGGATCTCCGCGTGGTATGCTGGCTAACTCCGGTGACGCAGGTGCATTTCTGGCCCTTGCCTTACCGGCATTTATCGTCTCAAAAAGCTCGCTGAGGCTGACAGGAATAATATTTGTATTTGCCGCCATGATGGCCACGAGGTCCACCACGGCCTTTATTTCGGCAAGCATTGGAATTATGCTCTGGCTGATACTGGAAAAGGATTTTAAGCGAGGCATCAAGATGATCATTTTTAGCCTGATCGGTATGCTGGCTATTTTCTTCTTTATGAAGGTTGACCCGGTAAAAAATAGCTTGCGACATTCATTCCGGATCCAGGCGAAAAGGACAATCATGGCCATCAGAGAAAGACCCTGGGGCTATGGACTGGGGGCATATAAAGAGCTGTTTCCTTTAATGGCTGCCAATGATGTGCGGCTGGAGCGGCTGGAAAAAGACAAAGATGGCCGGTATATTATTCATAATGCCAGACAGCAGGGACACAATCAATATCTACAAATGACCTTTGAGCTGGGGTGGCCGTTTGTATTGCTTATATCGGGGTTTTTTGCGTCCTTTCTATACGGGCTTCGCTGCCTCTGGCGCCAATACTCCAATACTCCAATACTCCAATACTCCATTTCCTCTGCCTGTGGCCTGGTGATCATGGCTGTTGGCTGTGCGGGCTGGTTTTTGCTGCACCTGGCAGATGTGGCATTTTTAGGGGTGATGTGGCTGGCCATGTGGGACAAGAGCATGGCGCATAGCGCATGGCGCATGGCGTGAAACCTGGAGGTTTGAGATGAAGATACTGCTTCGGTATAAAAAACGATTGGGGGCCATCCTCGTTATCCTGGTGGCCATTTTTATGCTGGTCTCGACTGGCCAGGCCGGGGACCGGAAGACCAGGGTTATTACATTTCTGGCAAGCGGTACTTATACGGCTGCCACGGCATACTCAACCGGCTTTGATGTCAGCGCGTATCACGAGGGCCAGATCCTCGTCAATGTCACGGCGGAGGCCGGGACCTCCACGCTCGATATCACGGTGCAGACATCGGATGACAACTCCACGTATTATGATCACACAAGCGCATCCCAGGTGACTGCCACAGGCCAGTACCGGACCGCAATCACAAATATCGGCAAGTATGTGCGGCTGAAATATGTGGTGGGCGGTACGAGCTTTACGTTTGCCGCGGTCGGCGTTTTTAAGAACTAGCCACGAATACACACGAATAATATTTGTGATAATTCGTGAAAATTCGTGGCTAATTATATTAGTGATTGATTTATGAGCACACGACAAGACTATTTGACGGCTATCGGAAATTATGTAGGTGGCGAGCTGCCGCTGGGTGAAGCGGAGAAGATTCTGGCCATCAGCCAGGCCATAAAGGAGCACTCAAGGCATAAGCCCAGGGAGGTTGTTGAGGATTTTGACGGTGATGGCGGGTTTGATTATGCAATATCCGTTTTTGCTTCCTGGAGCGATGGATTTTCCGTGATCAAACAGGTGGAGTACCCGGTGGATGACACGGATGAGACGCCAGATATCCTCCAGGATGATGCATGGATGATATATGAGAAGCCGGCCGGCCAGGTTCTTCGCTTGCTGGAGGATGAGCCCGCTGCGGATGAAGATCTGAGGGTGACTTATACGGCCCTTTATACCTGCACCGACAGCGACTGCACTGTAAAGGATTTCGATGAGGAGGCGGTGCAGGGCCTGTGCGCCGCTTTCTTTTGTGATATGCTGGCCACTTATTATGCGCAGAGCCAGGATTCTACTATTAATGCAGACAGCGTTGAACATACGAGCAAATCCCGCGATTATGCGGCCAGGGCTAAGACATATCGGAAGATGTATTTCGACCATCTGGGGATTAAAGAGGGCCAGACCCCGGCGGCCTCCGTGACAAGGGACCAGGATCTGAAGGGAAGCTGGGCAGGGGATAAAGCGACGCATAAGGCGAAATATCGGTAAGCGCATGGCGCATGGCGGCATTTATTTAATTATTAATCTGCGAAAATCTGCATAATCTGTGGATGGAAAAAAAAGAATGGTTTTTGTGCCCGGCTGAAAGATGCTCAGCAGAAATGGATATAATAGGATGTACATACTGGGAGATAGTGATGTATTGCCCACAATGTAGAACACGTGTAATCCTGAAGCGATATATCGACGGAGAATTTAGCTCTATCTTTGCACAGCATTCCGAGCTCTCCAAATCCCAGAGAGATTATTTACGATGTTCGAGACCAGAATCAAAGTCGATATGAAGGACCTTGAGGAGCTCACAAAGAAATATCCGGAGGTCTCTAAGAATGTCCGGATATCCAAGCTACTTGAGGCGGTGAATCTGCTTGAGGCGGAGATCAAGAAGCGGACGCATTATGGGGCCGGGCCGATTCATCTAAGGGATGGGATTTTCTCAAAAGTCAATACTTCCGGCAAGAAGGTTGCCGGTCTTGTGGGCGTATCGATGGAACATGGCGAGCCGGTTGAGAAGGGCACAAAGCCGCATTTTCCACCCACCGAGCCGATACAGTTCTGGGTGGAGAGGAAGCTGAATATCACGGGAAAAGAGGCGGCATCTGTGGCATTCCTGATTGCCCGGGCCATCTCAAGGCGAGGCACCAAAGGCGAGGAGATGTTTGAGAAGGGATTTGAGGCGAGTGAGGCGCGGGTGATGCGGATATTGGAGGAAATATCCGAGGAAATCGTAAGGCGGGTTTCATGAATCTATAAACAAAGGGAGGAAATATCATGGCAGATAAAAATAGCAATCCGAGAGGCCAGACGAGGCCGCACGATGGCCGGGGCGGTGGCGCCGGGATGCCAGGCGGCCGCAGGGGAGGCAAAAACCCAAATCCCTGCCCTGACAGAGGACCCGGACGGGGACAGGGCGGCGGCCAGGGCAAAGGCCGCAATAGATAGGCAAAATGAGTATAACGTTCACCGTTCACCATTTTCAGACGGACAACGGACAACGGATAACGGACAACGCATAATGAGACTGGCTAATATAAGAGAACAGGTTAAGGCGATCCTTTCCGGTGTTTCCGGCATCGGCGTGGTGCATGATTATGAACGCTGGGAAGATACATGGCAGAAGTTCCTGGAGCATTATAAAGATCCGGGTGGAAAGATCAATGGCTGGACTATAACGCGAAGTGCAACACCTGAGAAATGGCTAACCAATGTGGAATATATCCGGGTATATGAGTTTGTGATCAAGGGTATTTATGGGCTAAAGGATGCAGATGCCACAGAGCTGATCTTTCAGGATTTGATTGAGGATATATGTGCGGATTTCCGGGTTAAAGATACACTAAACGATATTTGTGAGACTATTGCTCCGGAGCTCGGCTCTCTTTCCGGACGTGCGGGTATGCAGGTGGAGCTTGTTGAAAACCGGATGTTCGGGAATGTACTCTGTCATTATTGCGAGCTCAAATTGGGGGCACAAGTAACCGAGATGAGAAGTTAATCGTTATTCGTTATTTGTTATTCGACAAAATGTTAGCCATAAACGAATAACAAATAACCAATAACGAATAACTAAAACCGGAGGTATTTATCATGACCATAGGAAAAGGTTTTGAAGGGATCCTGGGGGTCAGGAAAGAGGCGAGCTGGGGCAACGTGCTTGCCGTGAACGAGGCGATCCCGTTTGTGAGCGAGAGTTTCGGCCACGAGATCGAGAAGCATGCGGATGAGGTGCTACGGGGCAAGGCCGGAGCTGGAGCAAGCATCGCGGGAAACAAGACATATCCGTTTACCGTGCCATGCAAACTCACTTACGAAGATCTGGACCTACTCATCGCCATCACAATGGGCGCGGCAGGCGAGGCAACGGCAAATGCGGCGCTGTATGATATCTCGTATACGCTGGCTGAGAATCTGGGTTATTTTTTCACCGCCGCTGTCTATAAAGGCGTGAGCGTCTGGGAATATGCAGGCTGCAAGCTCGATACGCTAAAGATCAGCGGAGAGGCCAATAAGCCGCTCGATATTGAGATCGGCGGTGCGGCAAAGACCCTGGATCTGAGCTCTGCCACTAATACGGCCGCTATTTTGACGGCCCTGTCAACAGAAGATGCGGCGAGCAAGATCATGTTCTCTGATCTTGAGTTCAAGATCGCTGCCCAGACTGATATTTTGAGCGGAGAGAATGAGAAGGGGATCAATGGCTTTGATCTCACCCTCAGCAATAACATGGCCCTGGATCAGTTCCTCAATACCGCAAAGCTGATAATCGAGCCCCAGCGAAACGGGTTCAGGGCGGTTGCCTTGAATTTTAAGATCCCGCGCTATGAGGCAGATACATACCTGGAATGGCGAGATGCGGACACACCGCTCCATGCATATCTGAAATTCACGAGCGGGACCTATGTTTTCGATATTCATATCCCAAAGCTCATTGTTGACAAGGTAGACGCGCCTGTGGGCGGACCGGGCCTCATCGAGCAAGCGATATCC